TAATTCTTCCCTTGTGACAATGTCAGACCGACCGTTGCTGCAATATCCTTCCAGTGTTGGTATTGTTCCTTCGTTACTATAGCTGCAACATCATCTCCGTGAAATACTGCTTTTACAGTATTTAATGTAGAAGATGTCGCTTTTGCAATAGTATACGCATTGACAATACAAAGGATTGGGAAAGAGAGTAGACTACCCATCAGCTGTCCTGTCTCCTGTTTTACGGGGAGCAGACCAGAGGATTTTGGGAATTCGATAATATGTTGATCGGCTTCCCACTGGATAAGGTTCTTTAATTCAGGTAAACGATCACCTAATAGACCACAAAGATAACGATAAACATGAATGTTTATGTCATCTGTGGCTGAGGTGTAGTCACCTGAGAGAAAGAAGTCTCTTTCACTTTTCAATGAGATGTAATCATTGAGGTCTATATTAGGGTTATGACAGAGGTCAAAACACTTAAACGCCTTCAATGCTTTAAACATCGCTAACTGGAGAGGTTTCAACGCATAAGATTGTGATTGTGGTCTGGTTATAATCCTAACCTTTAATGGTTCAGGAATAGCCGAAACCTTCACTCTATTCAAAGGGAGTTCCTTAGGGAATTCTAGAGAATATGGTGAGCTTTCTATCTGTTGATGGAAGCAATCACGGTAACTTGAGTAAGTTGAAAGTGCTTGATTTACGATATAAAGGTCATCTACTGGAGAAGCATTACTTGGAAGGAACCAGGTAAAGTAACCCTGTAATCGTTGAGAAATCATATCATGAGAATCTGCATATTGTAGATAATCACTATGAGGTCGCTTTACAAGGGGAAAGATTTTCCCTTTAAAAACTTGAAAAGCGTGGCCATAACGTCTTAAGAGAGCCATAGGTTCACTTAATATATTAATTCCACTAAGACCCATGTCTTCATGCATCCTATTAGATGTGACGATGACAAATGGTGAGATAAACTTCTCCCCTTTGTTCTTCAAATCAGCCATCGGAAGAATGTAATCACATTCTGAGATTAAGGTTATGAATTCTTGGACTTCAACTCCCAGATTTTCTGAGGTAGTGTCAAATCCAAAGTCATCAATAACTGTAATCAACTGTCCGTTATAGCCATCCCAGTGCTTAACAGCACTGTTACGGTAATAAACGGACTCTTGGCTTTCAGAGAAACAACGGGTAATACGATCACAAATTCGTTTAACCATCGTCGACTTTCCAGACCCAGGTGGACCAAACAGTGAAATCACAATTGGTTCATACCTATTCTCGAAGCGTCTAAATGGTTTAGAACGTCTAAGATGTGCCTTTAAGGCAGACCGGTTACCACCTTCACTTCTTGTGTTTTCAAAACAAGATTTCTGGTTTGGTAACTTTGTCTTTCCGTCGTAAAATTTTACGGTAAGATCCAAAAAATCCTTTGCAAATTCTGCAATATCCTTTAACAAATGATCATCGATCATAGGTGAGGGTTTTGACATGGATTCTCGATACTTCTCTAGTGCTGTTTGTATAAAACAATCTGGTACTCTTGAAGTCATCTTTTTCGACTGAAGAAGGTCCCAAGTAGAAACGAGTAGTTTCTTCTGGTTACTCTTTAGTGAACGAATCCTACAAGCACATCTTCTTTTGAAGAGCTTGTGAATAGGAATTTTTGATTCTTCTAAAACATCAGGGAGTTCTTGGTTATTAAGAACTGAAAAGTTCCATACCAATACCCCCTTAAACCACTTTGGCAGTTGTTCTAAACTTAAATCTTTAGTTAATTCTGATATAAGATCAATCTTAACTTTTGACTCATGGTTTTTAACAAATCTAAAAGATCTGTCGGCCCATAGATTAAGGGTTCTCTCAAAACCGGAAAGTTGGTACTTTCTAGCTTTAGATTCCTTATTCTTGGAAATTGTTCGCGTCTTATGGACGACACAGTTCCAAGGTTCAATGGTAAGTTTTCCCGTTAGGGCGAGCTCTTTACTTAGCTGATTAATTTTATTATTCGGTTAAAAGTAAACTTGTAATGGACAACCTAATCCATTACAATACCATGGTTGATAGCTTCTCTTGGGGCTGCCAAGACAGGTGTATCTATTCTAAATAGAAAACCTGGAGATCCTTATCTGATAGATAAGTGTGCAATCTGGAATTAAACCAGA